AGTCTGTTGTAAAATAAAAAGGTATATCATTGATGCTAAATGATTTATTATAGCATCCTGCTGTATGAACTTTTAACCAGAACAATCCACGTTCAGTTATTTCTTTTTTATTTTCAAACAAAAAGAGACTACGAGCTAAGTCACTACCCTGAAATTCTAAGAATGATTCAGCGTAATATACTCGACCACGATAGTCACATGATACTTCTTGATAAAAGGTTTTATCACTTACTAATTCTGCTTTCTTTAACACTTGATTGTACTCAAAGAATTTACTTATCATACGCTGTAACTTAGGATCTTTCTTACCAAGAAACATTGTGCCATCTAAGTGTTTAAGATTTTTAGGTAGCTCTAAATTTTCATAATGAATATTATAATTGTAAGTTACACCAGTATCATCTATTAACTCTAATGTTTCTTTAGGTTTAGTGTATTGAATACCTTGTAGTACATCTAGATTTATTCTCCAGCCTTGTTGTCTTAATATCTCAAGTGATTTAACAAAAGGTTTATCAAGGTATTCATGAAACAATTTACTGTTAGTCCATCCCTTAATAAAGGGTTCTTTAGTAAGGTTACTGTATAGACCAGCAATAGGTAACAATGGTTCAAATGAAGTACCAATTAAGGTTGGCTTAATATTGTCAGGCATATTAACAATACGCACCATGTAAGGTGCTTTAAATCCTTCATACTCACGGAATATATCTATAAGTCCGTCTTGGAGAAATACTTCGAGTAAAATGTCTCCAAGAGCGAGAGTTGATTTGATGTTGCTTTCATCAGCTCCAATAGCTCTTGCAATTCTTTGTCCGATAAGGTTACTTGCAAAAGTAAGTTTAACTGATGCACTGTGAGTTGCATTCTTGTTGCGAATACAGTACCGTAATAGTGTGTCCCACGATTCATTAACAAACCTTTCTAAATCATATTCCCATGTTGGATGATGTGCTAATAGTCGAGCACCTTCATTATAAATCTTATCTGAGTTGACTACGACTTTAGATACTCTTTCAGATAAGTATTGTGTTGGATTCATAAGTTCCTTAAGCGAAGTCTACCATTGTTTTCTTGTATAGCCGACCTGTATCACCATCATAGTGTGTTGTACCACATCTACCTGTTAAACCAGTTAGTCTTGATTTGAGTACTTGAAGCTGAATTGTATTACGAATATTAACATCATCACTAGTCATATCACGAGCAAAGCCAATGATATCAAATGCAATTTGTTTGATTGAACCTGAACCTTTAATGTCATCTAATGAAGGTAATTTACCTTCTTCAAATGGAGTCATACCAAGACCTGACTTGCGTAGGTGAGAAATAATACCAAGCCAGATGTTATGTTTTTTAGTGATCTTAAGTAAGTCAGACATGAATGAATCGACTGCTTCATTACCTGTTTTACCTTTAGCACCTTCAGATACAGCAATAGTGATGTGATCTAAGATGATATATTTACAACCCATAAGAGCTAAGTGTTCCATCTTGTCTACTAATGATTCATCACTAACGGAACCTTGATGGTCTAGTAGTACTAATCTTTCATCACCAAACACTTCTTGGAATGCTTTGTATTTATCTTCTTCAGATACTTCTTCTCGATTTAAATTACGATGTAGTTTCATACCAATAAACTTTTCAGCTGTATCACCTACTGATTCTTCAAGAGAAATCATACCTATCATATCATTTGTTTTAGCTAAAAGTTCTAACACAATTTCTTTAATAACAGTTGATTTACCTGAGCCAGTACCTGAAGTAAACAATACAATTTCACCTAGACGTATACCTTTAATCTTTTCATTAAGACCATCAAGACATTCAGGATAAGGAATAGATACAACAGAATCTTTAAGCTTGTATTGTGTCCAGATATCTTCACCTTTAACTACATCTGCTGGGCTATAAGAGCGAACATTAAAAATACATTGCATTAAAGCATCTGATCCATGTTTAATTAATACATCACACGGATCTTTCTCAGGTAATGTTGCTATCCTAACTTTATCATAGCCAATAATCTTAGCTGCTTGTTGAGTAGCTTTCTGACCGGGTTCATCCATGTCAAACATTAAAATTACTTCATCAAACTCCCTAAGCCATTCTCTTTGTGCAAGTACCACTGCCATTGCTGATGCTGAAGGTAACGCCACTGCGGGGTAAAAACGTTTGTATTTATCATACTGGGCTTGTGCCACTGCAAGAGCATCCAGTTCTCCTTCAGTAATAATAATCCGTTTACCACCTGTGGAAACATTCTGGCCAAACAATTCAGTGTCTTTAAAGTTACCATGTGTAGTAAATGTTTTAGGTAGCTTACGTTCTTTATACGCAACAATAGCACCATCTTTAGTGTAAGGATAGAAGTGGCTAACGATAGAACCATCCTCACCATAGCTAACTTTAACCCCATAGTGCGCTGCAACAGCTTTATGGATACCTCGTTCTTGAAAACCTCTTGTGTCATAGTTCTCGATTTCCTCTAATGTATGCATGGAATAATTCTCTTTGTGATAAACAGTTGGTATAAAGTTAGGATCAATAGGGGATGACTTTTGGCAGCTAAAACAGAAGCCCCATTCATCATCCTCCTTATAGCTAAATGCGTCTGATGAATCACATTTAGGACATGGTGCATGTACCCATCTTGTCATTGCCAATCCCTATTATCCTTCATCTCTCTAATTTCTTTTCTACGTTCTCTAGCTTCTTGTTGTGTAGTCTTTTTCTTAGTGAATTGTTGTTTAAATTCATCTTTAAGTTGAACGTATTCTGGTAATGGGGTATCTTTAACTTTTAGTTTTTTCATTTTGAAGGTTTAATAAACTTTACTGCGCCAATGTTTCCATTGTACCAAATTCTTTCTCCATCTTCATTAAGATCTCTCGAAAGTACCTCTGATGCCCACTGCTCTTGGACCTCCCTATAAGTGAGCATTCCTCGACCGAAGACCCAGTCGAAGATAACAAAAGTAAATGATGAAACTCCGTAGTAGACAAGATCGTCCAACAATTCTCTGCACGAGGATTGATAAGACTTCCAATCACTTTCTTTGCGGGTGACAGTTCGTCTTGTTGCCCCGGGTTTAAGCTTTTTTGATTCACTTATTAGTTGCTTTCTTCCAATGTATCGTCTTCCTGTTTGAAGGTTTTCGATGTAGTAGAGGAATCCAAAGGCTCCGTCAGGTCTGTTGGTAAGAGGATTCCAGTGTCCGTAGTCACCCATGTGAGTTTGTCCTTAAGTTCTTCCATTGATAGAGGTCTGAGATCATCATCAAACTCTCTGATATAAATACAATTAGCACACTTAACAAAGTTATTATACCAAGTTTCAGGTTGTTTGTCTTTCCAGACCTCAATAACCTTATTCCACAGTTGACTATTAGGTGTATCTTTAATTAGCTTTTCAGCTGTCTTAGCACCTACACCACGTAAACCTTGAATGTTATCTGTAGAGTCACCTGTAAGTAGCTGTGACATAAGAAACCTATATGCTTGTATGTCATCTAAATGGTATATCTCATTAGTCCTAAAGTTGTGATGCCATCCTGAGATAGAATTTAAATCTTTGTCGATATGAGATACAATAAAGGTTTTACCTTCATCAAGAGCTTTACGAGCTGTGATGCTACACAGATCATCTGCCTCACCATTGTCACCAGCTACACAGAAGTCTTTAGCGTATTCATATAACATATCAATACGATCTTTTACTTCAGGCTCAATAGTATCTTTACGATTTCCTTTATAAGCAATATCTACTTGGTACCTAAAGTTGTTAGCGCCTTTAATAAACACTACACCATTAGGTGCTCCAGTTAATTCCATAATATCCGCAAGCTTTTTATCTAAGTTTTTCTTACATAAAGCTGGTGATGGTTCTACAAAAGCAATCTGATACATGATACTGTCTGCATCAATGATTGCTAAGTCAAACTGCATATCATTATCAGTGTACTTCTGCATATGTCTTTCCAATGTGAGCGTCACCACCCATACAATTAATACCAAACCATTTAGGTGCTTCAATGAACGCTTCAATGGCTAACTCTTTTACTTCTTCTGCATACTCATCTTTAACTACAACAGCTAATTCATCATGATAATGAATGCTAAAGTAATAATGTATACCCCGTTCTTGTAGCTTTTGTTTGAGATAAACAATAGCTGCCTTACAAGTTACACCTTCAGCTGTTTGTAATAGGTAGTTTAATACCTGATGTTTAGAAGATACAAAGATGATACGACCATCAATACCACGAATGAATGCTTTGTCTTTACCAAATTGACTAGCAGTTCTTTCAAACATACCTTCAAGTTTTTCTTTAAGTTCTTTTAATCCGGGGATTGAACTTTGAAACTTATCTATTGATTCTTGCCCTCGTTTCGAGTCTGTTTTGCCTGTGAGTATGAGTCCAAGTTTTCCTGCTCCACCTCCAAACAAGAAAGCATAAAGCCAAGGCTTAGCGAGCTTACGACTAACACCAAGAGTGCTAGCATTGCGAGTATGAACGTCTCCATTGATTACTTCATTAGTAAAATCAGCGTTATCAATGTAATGACATAGACCACGCATCTGGTTACCCGCTGAGTCGGCTCCCACAATAGACGTTCCATCTTCACAAGTAAGTAATCCACGCATTTCTCTGCCATAAACTGAATCAACGCTAGGAAGATTAGCAACAAGCTCATGACGACAACGAAAGGTAGGAGTCCCAATAGTCCACATACGCCCATGAAGGCGGTTATTTTTCGATTCTTTAACAGCATCTATCCATCCTTCTAAAATACCTTTACGGCTTCTAATTGTATAATATTCAGATACTAACATTGCATCTGGTCCAAGTTTTTCTAATGAAGATTCAGTAATCTTAGGTGACTTTCTAACAAACACCCCATTAATTTTTTCAACATTCCATTCATCAGGAATCCATCCAAGGCTATACAACCAGTCTTTAACTACTTCAATACTGCCTACTTTACCTTGTTCAAAGCTGATTCGTGTATATGCACCAGCAACAGGCCTATCTTCACGACCTCGTTGCAAGTCATATCCAAAGTGTTTAGCAGTGTTAACAGTATAGCAACCGTCTTTACGCCATGCAGGTTCTTTAGGTTCTTTATCTAGCTTAATACACCGCATACCTATTCTAGGTTCAAGTACAGATTCAATAGCATCTAGTTTGTTATTGATATTTATTAACAATGTTTGAGCACTTGCCATATCAAACATCCAACCTTTATGTTGAATTTCTGCTTCAATCTTAGCAAATTCCATCTCAACTTCGATACCTTTCTTGTATAGAGGGTTAGTCTTAATTAGTTTTAAAGATTCTTCTGCAAGTACCTTATAAACTTTAGCATTAAGCTCTACATCTCGTACACAATACGTAAGCATTTCTTTAGTGTACTTACTGAAATCATTGAATTCTAATTTAGGAAATCCTAATTTAGAACCCCAACCTTCTAAGCCATGTTTATGTTCCCGCTTATATTGATTAAGCAAAGATAGTATCCATGTATCAACAACTGTTTGAGTACTTTTAGGTTCCCATCCAGTTAATTGTTTAAGTACTACATTATCATAGCCAATAATGTTGTGACCTATAAGTACATCTGCTTTATGTAGTTCATTAAGGCCTTCAGGTAAAGATGGTAAATCATTATCATAATCTGAATAACATTTACGTTCGTATGTATCAGCATTAATAATAACTAACAACCAAATATCAGTTACTGTATCGAGTAAGCCATCTGTTTCAATGTCATACACATACCTTGTTTTTGCAGTCATGTTATATTACTTCCATAGTAAGCAGTATAAGGTGCTTCTAAAACTCTAGCTTCAATTTCTTCAGGGTCAAAGAAATATTCTTCTCGAATGTCTTCTCCTATATTCATTTTAGGAATTTTAAAACCTGTTCTTCCAGTTAAATGCTGACATACATGAACTATCTCATGACATATAATGTTTATAAATAGAGTCATGGCATATTCAGTATATTCACATTCATTTAGAAATGGGTCTCTTACTTGTACTAAAATTCTACCATCATCATCATTAAACATGGTTAACCCCATGTCACCATTACCTTCTAAAGGATATTCAACAGCACATATTTGTATCTTTATAGGGTGCATGATGATAGGGGTATTAAACCTTACTATATAGTCTTCAAGGCAATTCCAAAATAAATTAGCTATAGAGTTTTCTGAATCAGGTAAACATGCTACCTCTAATTCAATACCGGGGAATAATTTATTTTTCAATTTGAGTTACCTTAACATTAGGAGATCCATATTCTTGTAACTCTTGTGCCATACCTATGATAAGCTCATTAGCCATTTCAATTTGTTCATTAGCATCTGAAAGATCATTTATTAATTTCCAGTTATATACTCCTAAAAGTATAAGAGCACCTGCCATTAAATATATTTCTACCATTCAAGGCCTGTTCTAGCTAACCATTCTTTAGATGCTAGTCTTGTTGTAGAATATTCTTCATTAACTAATACGTCATTAGCCATAAGAAACTTTAATCCATCTGTACATTTATAGGTATCAATATATACAAGTCTTTTGATTCCTACTTGATAGATAAGCTTTGAGCAATCAATACAAGGACTAAGGGTACTGTAGATAG